CAGCAGGTAACTACACTAAACCAACAATGCGTAAGAACCTTGTAGCCAGTGTTAAGGCAGGATCTAAAGGTGGTAAACCTGGGCAGTGGTCAGCACGTAAAGCTCAGATGGTAGCAAAACAATACAAAGCCAAAGGCGGAGGTTATAAGTCATGATGGGTTACTTGAAAAGATTAGCTAAAGCTATTATTAATCGTAGATGTAAATGTGGTTGTGATTGTTGTTAAATGACCTTATCTAAGTCTCAAAAAAGCTTGAAGAACTGGGGTGAAGAGAAGTGGGGTACCAAGTCAGGTAAACCCTCTACCCAAGGTGCAAAGGCTACTGGGGAAAGGTATCTCCCTAAGAAAGCTAGAGCTGCTTTATCCCCAGCAGAATATGCAGCTACAAGTGCAGCAAAACGTAAAGGCACTAAAGCAGGTAAGCAGTTTGTTGCACAGCCTAAAAAGATTGCGAGTAAAACAGCTAAGTATAGGACTACGAAATGATGAGCATTGGCTTAATGATTGGGGAAGTACCTGAGGTAGACCCAAAGAACAGAGATCGTGCTGAGAAGTATTGGATGTACGGTGCAACAGCCAAAGAGCTTGCAGAAGCGTGGGATAAGCCTGTTAAGGTAGCTGAGCTTAAGACCTGTGGTAATTGTGAGTATTTTGATAATCGTGCTCGTACTCTTAAATCTTTAAAGGCAAAGGCTGGCTTAGGTGCTTGCACTAAGTTCAAGTTTTTATGTAGTCAAGAAAAGTCTTGCCAAGCGTGGGACACAACAGATATTGAGATTAAAGAAGAGGATTAAACCATGATGGCTAAGAAACCAATGAATGCAGGTATGAAAGCCCTAAAGAAAGCAGCACCTAAAGTAGCTAAGAAAATGGGCTACAAAAAAGGTGGTATGGCTAAAACAGGTTACAGCAATGGCGGCATGGCAAAATGTGGCGCTTCTTATAAAGGATAAATAAAATGGCTGGTAAATATGACGAATTGTCCTTTGGTAAAGCATTCAATGCTGCCCGTAAGGCTAAAGGTAAGGGTGAGACCTTTCCTTGGAGAGGTAAGTCTTACTCGACTAACTACAAAGAAGAAGAAGAACCTAAGGTTACAAGACCCAAGGGTAGAACTGCAGCTGTAGGTGGAAGTGATACTGCTCCTAAAAAGTCTTTGAGACCTAAAACAAGACCTGGACCCCCCGCAGGCGGTAAAATAGAGTCCAAGAGCCTTCTTGCAGGTGGTCGTGGTGACGGTGCAGCTGAGGTAAGAAAACGTAGAACTGACATTGAGTCTCCTACCAGTAAGCAAAGAAGAAACAACGAAGTTAAGGCAGGTTATAAAACTCTTGCTGACATGAGAGCCTCTGGTCTGAAAGCACCTAAGTTGTCCCCTAAGGGTAAAGCTGCTACCGCAAGAATTAAGGGTGCTGTAACTGAAGAGCTTGCTGCAATGGCTTCTCGTGCTAAAAGATATACTAAAGAACGTTGGGATAGTATGAGTAGAGCAGAAAGAATTAAACTTGGATTACCTCCTTCTCTCAAGGAAGTTTCAAAGGGTAACGTTCTCTTCAAAGATCAAAAGAAAACCAGACGAGGTACTCGTTAATGTTTAAACTTGAAGGTGATAAAGTTGTCAGCTCTCGTGGTGATGTCTTAGCTGAGAAACTCTATGGGGAGTGGCAAACTAAAGATGCTGCTGTCCTAGACTTCTTAGCAGGTCAAGACAAACCAAAGAAGAAAACAAAACCTAAGACTAAGGCTACTCCTGATCCTGTTCTTGAAAGAGCACGTGACGAGAATGGTCATTTCATTGCTGATGATCCTGCTACTGAGGTCAATGAGGCTTGGGTAGTTAAGACAGCCAAGAAGGTATTGAAAAAGAAATGAGTTTAATCAACCAAGGTAAACCCTCACGTATGCGGTCTGTGCATGGTCACAACACTGGGACTGACCTTGAGGTTGTTTATACCTGCCCTGCTAATTGTGTAGCTGAGGTTACGTTTATACACGTAGTTAACGGTGCAACCAGTGGTTCTACTAACGTAGATGTTGAGTGGTATGTAGCTGCTGATTCGTATACCTCACACTTCCTACACGGTAAGAATTTAGCTCACAGTGACTACATAACTTTTTCTAATATTGATCTAGTACTACAACCCGGTGATAGGATTCAGGTCCAACCAGCCCATGCAGGTCACCTAGATACTATTATTACTGTAACAGAGACCTTTGTCCCAGTCGGGTAACGGGGTTGCAATATTGTACGTAGTATGATATAACTAAACTTATATAACTAGTCTCCGGTGGTTAATTCAACCACAGATAAAATCTAATGGAGACTAGTATGTTTAAAGTATGGGCAAGTAAAGCACTAAAATCAATCCAAGATTCTCAACAAAGACGAGCAGACTTCTGGATTCTCCAGAATATGTCAAACAAAGAGCTACGTGATATCGGTATTTCACGAACTGAAATAAGGCGCACAGTATATGGGCAGAACACTAACTGAGAAACAGCAAGCATTTTTGAATGTTCTGTTTGAGGAAGCTAAGGGTGATCCGGTAAAAGCTAAGAAGCTTGCGGGTTACTCTGATGCTGTGTCTTCAACAAGTGTTGTCAACTCTTTGACTGACGAGATTGCTGATCTGACTAAGAAGTTTATTGCTCAGTCATCTACAAAGGCTGCTTACACTATGTTCAGTGTAATGGCTGACCCTACAGATCTGGGTGTCAAAGAGAAGATGATGGCTGCTAAAGACATCTTAGATAGAGCAGGTTTCACTAAAACAGAGAAGGTAGAGGTTAAGTCATCAGAGCCTCTATTTATTTTACCTTCTAAGGATTCAGATGCCTAAGGTTAAGACTGCCAGGGCTTCAAAGAATACCTACCCAACTGACGTAGACTGGCAGGTACCACTCAGAGGAGAAAACGGTGAGTGGTATCCTATCATCAGGGTAGGAAGGCATGTACCATTTGGGTACAAACAAGATGAAGAAGATATAGACCTACTAATACCTATCCCAGAAGAATTAGAACTTTTAGAAAAAGCAAAGTTATTCCTGAAAGATTACAGCCTAAGGCAAGTAGCCAAGTGGCTGAGTGATCAATCTGGCAGGTATATCTCACATGTAGGGTTAGACAAACGTGTCAGGATTGAAGAAAAAAGAAGACGTGCCTCTTCCAGTTACCGCAAGTATGCCAAAAGGTACCAAGAAGCGTCAAGGAAAGCGGAGAAAATCGAAAAGCAAAGACTCGGTGGTAGAGGTACCAAACGAATCTTTGGTGACGGTTGGTCAGACACTGGAAGCACAGAAGAGTGAAGTTGAAGAAGTTCAGAGAGATATTATCTTTGAACCTAATCCTGGACCTCAAACTAAGTTCTTGGCGGCTACTGAGCAAGAGGTACTTTACGGTGGCGCAGCTGGTGGCGGTAAGAGCTACAGTCTGATAGCTGATCCTGTAAGATACTTCAGTAACCCTCACGCCAGAATGCTTATTGTGCGTAGGAGTACAGAAGAACTAAGAGAACTTATCTCAGTATCTAAACAACTTTACCCAAGGGCTATCCCAGGTATTAAGTTCATGGAAAGAGATAAGACTTGGGTTGCCCCTAACGGAGCTACACTTTGGATGTCGTACCTTGACAGGGACGATGACGTTATGCGATACCAAGGTCAGGCCTTTAACTGGATTGGTTTTGATGAATTAACTCAATGGCCTAGCCCCTATGCGTGGAATTATATGCGCTCACGGCTTCGTGCAACAAAGGCAAGTGGGTTACCTCTCTACATGAGAGCAACGTCAAACCCAGGTGGCCCAGGTCACCAATGGGTTAAAAAACACTTCATTGACCCAGGTACACCAAACAATCCGTTCTGGGCTACAGATGAGAATGGTGAGACTATCTGTTGGCCTAGTGGCCACAGTAGAGAAGGTGAACCACTCTTCAGACGTAAGTTTATTCCAGCTACCCTCTTTGATAACCCGTACCTCTCAGAAGACGGTATGTATGAGGCAAACCTTTTATCCCTCCCTGAGCATCAAAGAAGACAGTTGCTTGAGGGTGACTGGGATATTAACGAAGGTGCAGCCTTCCCTGAATTTAATAGAAGAGTTCACGTAACAGAACCATACGACATCCCGTCCAGTTGGGTTCGTTTCAGAGCATGTGACTATGGCTACAGCTCTTACACGGGTGTCTTATGGTTTGCAGTGGTTCCAGGCTCGGAACAGCTAGTTGTCTACAGAGAGCTATATGTATCTAAAATACTTGCGACAGACTTGGCTGACATGATCTTGGAGATAGAGGAAGGGGAAAAGATCCGTTATGGCGTTCTTGACTCCTCCCTCTGGCATAATAGAGGGGATACTGGCCCCAGTCTAGCAGAGCAAATGATTACTAAGGGTTGCCGTTGGAGACCAGCAGACAGATCCAGAGGATCTCGTGTAGCAGGTAAGAACGAAATACACAGACGTTTGCAGATTGATGACTTTACAGAAGAACCAAGACTTGTTATATTTAATAATTGTAAGCATATTATTTCTCAGTTACCATCAATTCCCTTGGATAAGAAAAACCCTGAAGACGTAGATACACACTCAGAGGATCACCTCTACGATGCCTTGAGATACGGTGTGCAGACTAGACCAAGAAGTAACGTCTTTGACTTTGACCCAGCATCACAACGAACAGGCTTTCAAGCCTCTGATCCTACTTTTGGATATTAAGGAATAACCTATGGAAGAAGATGACATCTACGAATCAGACGAGCTTTATATTGATGAAGGGTCTTCGTCCTATGCTGAAGATTTTAAAGCTGGTGAGGAAGACCTTACCGTAGGTACAATTACTGGTTTTGTTCAGGAACGGTTTTCTAAAGCTGAGAAAGCTCGGTACTCTGATGAACAGAGATGGATTAAAGGGTATCAGAACTATCGTGGTATCTACGGGCCTGATGTACAGTTTACTTCTACTGAGAAGAGTAAAATCTTTGTTAAGGTAACTAAGACAAAGGTTCTTGCTGCTTACGGTCAGATTGTAGACGTTCTCTTTGGTTCTCACAAATTCCCTATTTCTATTAACCCAACTACACTTCCTGATGGTGTAGCTGAGTCCGTACACTTTGAGACCAACCCTCAGATCAAAGAAGCTACAGGCACTGGCCCAGAGCTTACACCTGAAGACACAAAGCTTAGACCAGGTGAGACTGTCATTGATCTACGTGAACGTCTGGGTGGTATGAAGGCTAAGCTTGCACCAGTCATGGATGACCTTAAGGATGGCCCAGGTACAACTCCATCTCAGGTTACATTTCACCCAGCCCTTGTAGCATCTAAGAAAATGGAAAAGAAGATCCATGATCAGCTAGAAGAGTCTAACGCCAAGAAACAATTACGTACTACAGCCTTTGAGTGTGCTTTGTTTGGAACTGGTGTTATGAAGGGTCCATTTGCCCTTGATAAAGAATATCCAAACTGGAATGAAGACGGGACATACGATCCAGTCTTTAAGACCATTCCTCAGACATCCTCTGTTTCTATCTGGAACTTCTACCCTGACCCAGATGCTAACAACATGGATGAAGCTGAGTATGTCATTGAACGTCACAAGATGTCTCGTTCTCAGATGAGAGGACTAAAGAGAAGACCTTTCTTCCGTTCTAACGCCATTGATACAGCCATCGACATGGGTGAGTCCTACACCAAAGAGTGGTGGGAACAAGTCATGGAAGATGCAGATCAGGACAGCAAATCAGAAAGATTTAATGTTCTTGAGTTCTGGGGTTATGTCGATACAACCATTCTCGAAGATCATGACATTGACATCCCAAAAGAGTTGAAGGATCAAGAACAACTCGCAGTAAACATTTGGGTATGTAACAATCAAGTACTACGTATGGTGATGAATCCCTTCACACCTGCCATTCTTCCTTACTACGCAGTTCCTTTTGAAGTGAACCCATACTCTCTTTTTGGAATTGGTATTGCTGAGAACATGGACGATACTCAAACACTCATGAATGGCTTTATGAGGATGTCGGTTGACAATGCCGCACTATCCGGTAATTTGATTATTGAGATTGACGAAACTAACCTTGTACCAGGCCAAGATTTGTCTATCTACCCAGGAAAAGTCTTTAGAAGACAAGGGGGTGCACCAGGACAGAGCATCTTTGGAACCAAGTTCCCCAACGTGTCTAACGAGAACATGCAGATGTTTGACAAGGCTCGTGTCCTTGCAGATGAGTCTACAGGCTTCCCATCTTTTGCACACGGTCAGACAGGTGTCAGTGGTGTAGGTCGTACAGCCTCTGGTATCTCTATGCTTATGTCTGCTGCTAACGGATCTATTCGTACAGTAGTGAAGAACATTGATGACTATCTGCTGTCACCTTTAGGTAAAGCCTTCTTTAGCTTCAACATGCAGTTTGACTTTGATCCTGAGATTAAAGGTGACCTTGAAGTTAAGGCTGAGGGTACCCAGTCCTTGATGGCTAACGAAGTACGTAGTCAGAGACTGATGCAGTTCTTGGGTGTTGTACAGAACCCAGCACTTGCACCCTTTGCTAAAATGGATTATATTATTCGTGAGATTGCAAGCTCTATGGATCTTGATCCTGACAAGGTAGCAAACTCTATGACAGATGCAGCAATTCAGGCTGAGATCCTCAAGAAGTTCCAAGCAGAGAACCCACCACCCCCAGCACCTCCTCAGGCAGGCCCACAGGGCGCTCCAGCAGGGGTTCAGGTTCAGGACACCCAAGGGTCCGGTGGAG